ATAACGTCCTCGATGAAGCTCTCCCGATTGGCGTCGACCTCCGCCTTGTCCTTCTCGGGGCGAAATTCCGACAAATCCAACCGAGCACAAGCGGCGAACCGCTCGAACTCCGCCTCCGCCATTTCTCTTGAGATTTTCTCGTCCATGATCATGCCTTTCAAAAAGCGGGCCGCCCCACGGCGGAGGAGGAAAGGCACTCCTTAGAGCGGCCCATAATTAGCCTTTCAGAGCTGCTTCAACTTCCCGCCGCCCGCCATGTCGAAAGTCGCCGTGGCCTTCGACACGTCGTTTGCCAGCTCGCCGTCGATGCCGAGAACGCCCGCGTAGCTCGTCCCGTCAGTGTACGTGATCACCACGTCCACATCCTCGGCCCCGTTGGCGACGTCGGTCAGGAACTCGAAATCCTGGTTTTGGTTGTCGACTTCCACGGCCACTCCGGACAGCTTCGCAAGCGTCCGCGTCTTGAGTATCCGCGTCGACCCGTCACCGTTCGCCTCGTGCGTGTTCTCGTATCCGCCGAGCTTCATGTTGACCGTGTTGTCGGCAGTGCATCGGAACTCACGCCCCGCAATGCTGATGGTTTCCGCCGGTCCTCCAATTGCGCTCATGGTCGCCTCCTATTCCCCGTAGTAAAAGCCGAACGCGAGGTCTATGGAGATCACATTCGCGTTGCCGGACAGTTTGAAGACCAGTTTGACGTCCAACCTCTTCGGGTTGACGCTCGATATCGCGGCCTGGCTCGACTCCTTGGCGAAGTCAGGGTCCGATATGATGGCATCGTCCGCGAGCGCGTCGAACATCTTGAAGATGGCCGCAAGAGCCATTTTCGGCTTCTTGGCCGTCGTGTTTTTGACCGCCTGGTCATCGGGCACCAAGGGAGCGCCGTCCCAGTTCGTGTTATCGAAGAGCAGCGCCGTGTTGTAGATGACCGTCGCGAGCTTTTCCAGGTCGCAGTCATACCGATAGGCCGGCGGCTCCTCGCCCGTTGGGTGGTAACAGGTCACGATGTCCGACACCTTGACCACGCCGTCCCGAACGCGGGTCGTAGAGCATCCGGCAAGGACCGCCGACTGCCGCTGAGAGCTCGACCACTGGACAGAGTCCAGGCCGGCGGTCAAGCGAGACAGAGACAGCGACCCGTAGTCGTGGGCCGGGTTCTCGTTCGCCAGCTTGGCGATCCGTCGGACGTGGTCAGCCGCGATGACAAGCGGCAGATCGTGCGAGCCCGGATTGGTCACGATGATGTTGGTTCGGTCTTCTTTGCGCGCGTCCGTGATCGCCGTCACCGTGGCGAGGGTGGCCTCGGCGCATCCGGAGTAGACCTTGAAAAACTTGTACACCTCGGGGAGCCATCGGCCTTCGTTGACCTCATCGTACTTGTCCAGGGCTGTGTCGTCCGTGTAGGGAAGACAGCTCACGATGTGAGTCTCCCAGGCTTCGCCGATGAGCGCGAGCGCCGCCGTTACCGTCACCGTCCCCGAGCCGCCGGTCGGCTGAACGATGACGAAGGTAACCTCAGCGTCATCGGGCGAAACGACCTCGATGTAGATGTCGTCACCACTGTCCCCGAGCCATCCGGCTGTGAAATTAACTTCCGTTGCCCCGTCCGCCGCTGTGCCTGGCATCCCGTTCACGGCATTGATGGCCGCTACCATCTTGTCGCAGATGGTAGCCACGGCATCGCCGCTTTCGACGACGAAGGGGTCGGAAACCACGTTCGCGATCTTGACGTAGTACGTCGCGCGCTTGGTCACGGTCCCAGACGGGGTGATGGACCCAGCCGCGGCCGCTCCGCCACCTGGATTCGCTATCGGGTAGACCGTAACCGGTATGTCTCCGACGCCGTCACCGTTCACTGGAAGCAGCGACAAGGCCGCGAGGTACAAAGGCGAAGTGTACCCGTAGACCGAGCCCACCTCGTTCGCCGTGTACACCTGCCGCTTGTCGACCGTGTAGGTTGATCCGGAGCTCCCCTGGCCTATCAAAGCCACGCGAACGGGGCGATACCTAGTTCCGGCCGCGCCGATTCCTTCCGGATATGTTTTGAGCGCTACTCCCCTCGCGACTCGGGTAGGCGCAAATGCCGTTGAAATACTCATTTCATTCTCCTTCGTCCTCTTCGCCGAACTGCAATTCAGCGATCAATTGCCCGTCAACCGAGTCGTGATACATTTTCACATTCACGATCTCCAAAATTTCGTGATCTTCAAGATCGATGGTCTCGTTATGGTCCACTTCCAAAGCCAACCGCACGGCGACGACGTTCTCCACGGGAAGCGTCCCAGCTCCAGGCTGAAAGGTCGTCAGTGACGTCAACCAACGGCGCCACACGGTCCCCTGGAGCCCAAGGTATTTATACTTGTCGTGCATCAGGATGTTGCGAACGAGCTTCGCCGCATTGTGGGCCGCCTTCGCGGCCGCTTCGTCACCGGGCGAGTGCCCGCCTTCGGTTTCCGTTGAAACCGCTCGGCTGTAGACGTCAATGTTGAAACGGCTTGTCCCCTTCTGGCGCGTCGATACGTTTGAAGTCGATGGGTCATAGTTGGACCCGTCAAACCAGACATTCACAATCGGCGTTACGTCATCGGATCCGAAGATTTCCCACGGGGCCGCGCGCTCGGCGAAGACTCGGAACTTGTAATCATCCGGATCTTGCCCTGCGGCCGCTGCCAGCACCTGTTGAGCCGCCGTCTCGGTCGCCAGAATGGAAGCTATGGCATCTCGAACCGTCTCGAACCCGTCGTTCTTGTTGATCAAGGGGATAGATTGCGTCATTGCTCATACTCCCCGAGGAAGATCAACATCAGCCCGACCGACCGGTCAGGGTTCGTCTCAACCACCTTGTAAACGGTTTCAGTGCCTTTTGAATCGGCCATCGTAATCAGCCAAGGCCGTGAGGACGAATCCGCCACGCTATGTATCGCGCCGAATCCCGCGTCTTCGAGATCGCTGATGAGTACCGACACCGAAGCCTTGCATCCGCTGACAAGTTCGCCTGTTCCGGGGTCTACTGAGAGATGAATGTCAGACGTGAAACCGAGAACAACGGCGGTCGAACCATCCGGAGCCGTAATTGTCACCGAATCGCCGCCCGTGTCGGTATCCTGTAGGATTCCGACCAGGTCCGCCGCCGCTGTCGCTCGCAAGCTCATTCAACGTCTAACAGTCCTCGCCTCACCAAGT